GCCTAGAAGACGCACTTGAGTACTTTCAAGAGCGTCACTTTGATGGTGTCGAAAGAGCGTATTTTAGACATCAAGTGACACAAGAAGATATTACTAACAGGTATGTTAATACAGACTCCTTTGGTTCTATAAACGGATCAACTGCTGCTGATCAACCTACCGGAAAAGATATTGTTAGTGTAATCAAAGTCTTTCAGTTTTCTGATTTTGCAAATATAAACATGTTTGATATTAGGTATCAAATGGCTCTGAGTGATTACTTTGGAATCAATCGTGGTTTAGGAGGCAGTTCTGCTCTTGGATTGTCTACTTATGATTCAACTAAGAGATATATTACTCTAATACAAGATCTTTTTAATCCAGAAAAACCATTAACCTTTAACAAGGTTTCCAATAGAGTTCACATTCCAATGGACTGGGGACAAGAGTTGGATGTTGGTGATTATCTTTGCTTTGAGACTTATGTTTCGTTAAATCCAGAAATCTTTACCCAGATCTATAACGACAGGTATTTTAAAGAATATTTTACTGCGTTGGTTAAAAGACAATGGGGACAGAATCTTTCTAAGTTCGATGGGGTTCAACTTCCGGGCGGTGTAATGCTAAGGGGTGGTCAAATCGTCGCAGAAGCAAATGCGGAGATTATACAAATTGAGCAAGACGCCCTCCGAAGTTATGAACTTCCAGTGGACTTCATGACTGGATAATTAAATGGCAACCAATCCGTATATTCGACAAGGAAATTCCAACGAACAAGATTTGGTAGAAGATCTTACCGTGGAAACAATAAAGGCAATGGGACAGGATATGATATTCATTCCTAGAACTTTAGCCAATTTGGATGAAATTTTGGGTGAAGATCCCACTAGTACATTTACAAATAGTTTTCCGTTGGAAATGTACATAGAGTCAGTTGCTGGGTTCGAAGGGCCCGGTGATGTACTTTCTCAAATAGGTCTTGATATTAAAGATAGAATGAATTTGATTGTAGCGAGGAAAAGGTTTGAACGAGAAATAACGACATTTCTCCCCACAATCAAAAGACCCAGAGAAGGTGATTTAATATTTTTTCCTCTCAGCAGAACAATGTTCGAAATTAATTTCGTAGAGCATGAAAATCCATTTTATCAAGTTGGTAAACTATATTCTTACCAATTACAATGTGAAGTCTTCACTTATAGCAATGAAGAATTCAATACGGGAGCGACAATAATCGACGAATTAGAATCTAATAGAGAAGGACTGAGTGGTGATATCGTCATACCAATGGATCCGACAGGAATCACAGCAGGTGATAATGACAAATTGCAATCAGAAGGATCTTCTATAATTGACTTTACGGATAAAGATCCATTCTCGGAGGGTAATTACTGATGTTTCAATATTACTATAACGAATCTTTAAGAAAATTGGTAGTTGCATTTGGTAATTTGTTCAATCAAATTCAAATAGGTAAATATGATTCATCTGATAATCTATCTGAAAAGATAAGAGTTCCTCTTTCGTATGCACCGAAAGAAAAGTTTATCAGAAGAATAAGAAATATGAGTTCCATTTCCGATGACATTACAAAGACTCAAGTAACTTTGCCTGCAATGGGATTTGATATTACCGCAGTTATTTACGATCTTGAACGAGTAACAAATAAGTTAAGAAAAAAAGAATATAGAAATGGCGCAACTTCGAATCAAATGTATAACGAAGTTCCATATAATGTAAGTTTTGGATTGTATATCTTTACCAGATATATTGAAGAAAATTTGCAAATTGTAGAACAAATACTTCCATATTTCTCTCCAAATTTTAACATGACACTTAATTTAAATCCTGCTCATACTAAGGTTGATGTTCCCATCAATTTAAATGCTATGCAGATTCAGGAAGATTACGCTGGTGATTTTCAAACGAGAAGATCCGTCGTTTCTACTTTAAGTTTTACTGCAAAAAGTTATGTCTATGGACCGATTACAACTAGCAAGCCTATTGAAGGTGTTACATTAGATGTAATAGATATGTACAAGTATGATTCTATAAGCGATCCTCAGATCTTAAGAGCGCAGGTTACTGGTGATTACGCAACAGGAACAAGTGGAGATGTTACATATGAAATCACACCATGAATCAAAATCAATTGAAGAATCATTGGGAGTAAATTATGATGCAGAAAAATCACCTATTGTAAAGACAGAACCTAAGTCTATAACAGTAGAAAATAAAGATGATGTAGAAAAAGATTATAATGATGCAAGAAAATCTCTAAAGAGTTTAGTAGAAACAGGAGAGGTTGCAATCAGTGGAATTTTACGAGTTGCAGAGGAGGGAGATCATCCAAGAGCGTATGAAGTAGTTTCTCAGATGATTAAAACTGTTGCAGATGTAAATAAAGACTTAATGGATATACACAAGAAGGTAAAAGATGTTAGAAAGCAAGACACAAAGTTAGTGCAGAAAAATACCACGAACAATTCATTTTATGTTGGTTCTACATCAGAGTTGCAGGATTTAGTAAACCCAGAAAGAAGTCAACACAAAAAAATAACTGGTGATTAATTATGAGTAATGGATATTTAGGAAATGCAAACTTAAAACCTGCTGGTGTGCAGATTGATTTTACCAAAGATCAAATTAAAGAGTATGTAAAATGTGCGAAAGATCCTGCATATTTTATTCAAAAATATATTAGAGTTGTCTCTCTCGACAAAGGTCTTGTCCCATTTGATCTGTATGATTATCAAAAAGATATTGTAGAAAAAGTTCATAATAATCGTTTTGTTATTGCTAAACTACCAAGACAGAGCGGTAAGTCTACAACTATAGTAGCATATATCCTTCATTATATTTTATTCAATCAGAGCATGAATGTTGCAATTTTAGCAAACAAGCAAGCAACATCGCGTGAAATTCTATATCGTCTAAAATTAGCATACGAATATCTTCCCCTATGGTTACAGCAGGGTATTGTGGAGTGGAACAAAGGATCCATCGAATTAGAGAACGGATCTAAAATTGTAGCATCTTCTACATCTGCATCAGCAATTCGTGGTGGTTCATTCAACATGATTTTCCTTGACGAATTCGCCCATGTTCCTCAAAACATTGCCGAAGAATTCTTTAGTTCTGTATATCCCACGATTACATCTGGTACTTCTACTAAGGTTCTGATGGTTTCCACACCAAATGGTCTTAATATGTTTTACACATATTGGATAGGTGCAACGAGACCTGAAAATGATCCATTGAGAAATGAATATGTTCCAATAGAAGTTCACTGGAGTCAAGTTCCCCTATATGCAGGTGGTCCTCTTCGTGACGAAAAATGGAAAGAAGAGACTATTAGAAATACAAACGAGCAGCAATTTCAATCAGAATTTGAATGTGATTTTGTTGGATCCTCTAATACACTTATCGAATCATACAAACTAAAGCAGATGTTTCCGAATAAACCAATAAAGATGACGCCAGATGGACTGAGAATATACGAGGAACCGAAGGAAGATCACATTTACTTTATGTGTGTAGATGTTGCAAGAGGACAAGGAAAAGATAACAGTGCATTTACAATAATTGATACGAGTCAAATGCCCTATAAAATTGTGGCAACATTTTATAATAACACAATACCCCCTCTTCTTTTCCCTACAACTATACACACAATAGCAAAAAATTATAATGACGCATGGATTCTAATTGAGATAAATGATATTGGTGGTCAAGTTGCTGATATTTTACATGCAGACCTAGAAAACGAATTTGTGTTGAGCGTGAATAGCAAAGGCAGGAGTGGTCAAGTTTTGTCTGGAGGATTTTCGGGTCAAGGAAAAACTGCACTTGGCGTTAAAACAACACTACCGATTAAAAGAATTGGGTGTTCAGTCTTAAAGAGTATGGTAGAAGAAGACAAAATAAAAATAGAGGACGAAAATCTTATAGCCGAATTAATTTCCTTTGTATCCAAACGAACATCATACCAAGCAGATGATGGACACCATGATGATCTTGTTATGACATTGGTTATTTTTTGCTGGGCATCACGCCAAGAGTATTTTAAGGAACTGACAGGAACAGACATAAGAAAAGGAATCTATCAGAAAAAAATAGAACAACTAGAAAATAGTTATGTTCCGTTTGGCTTCATCGTGGATGGGCTACATACTGAAAGCGAATGGGATGGCGAAGATCGCTGGTATGGAGAAAATAGTCAATGACACTACCCAATGTAAATACAAGTTTAGATGATGATACATTTTTCGTTGATTTAAACGGAGAATTATCATCAGAACACACTACTGTATTTTTCGACTTTGATGGATTGATTAATGCAGTCGGGAACACCAGTGAAAGAAGTGATGGAGTTTTAACTGTTAATAGTTTGCAAGAATGGTCAAATAGGTTATCTAGTTTTGAACCAACAGGAATTACATCTTCAAGTTTTGAAACAGATATAAATACAATATTTTCGTATGATTATACTTTAAGACAACCATTTCTCAGTAAACAATTAAATGTTCCTTATTCGGAACAGTCATATAACTACGCAAAATCTTACTTACCAATATTAAATGGTTATTCGCAATTAAATAATCAAGATTCCTCTACCACATATATAAACGATCAACAGCAAGGTAATTCTACTGCTTTGGATGTATCACTTGATATTAGACAGTTTAATTACAGCAATATTTCTAGTAACACTCTAAACGCCAGAACATTTCATTTTCTGTCAAATACTTCTTCGGCAGAAATATTTTCTAATTTTAATCCAACTTTTGATTTAGATACTACAATTACCAATAGTTATAATACTTTGGGGTTGACATTTGGAAACCAACTAGCGAACAAGAATCTCCCTAGATGGCCATTCGGACCTGTTAATGGATGGGATACTCTTTGGTGGTCTATTTTTAATTTTATGGAATATGGAGGAAATGCTATCGTTGTAGCACCTGATTTAGAAGGTGTTACTGCTAGTAAAGCAAATTCTATTACAAATAAACTTTTGTCAAGCAATTATTCTTTTGATACAATAACATGCTTAAATGGATTAGATAATGAAATAGCAAGAAATATATCAAATCAGAGAAGAGATTGCATTGCAATAACAACTTTAAGTGCGGGAACGATTATAGGGGATGAAAAAGACAATACAGGTGTTACATTACCTCCGGGAATAACTAATAAACCAGAGGGTGTATCTGGTGGTTCGTTTCTCTTTAAGGTTGTAAATGCATGGTTAACAGGCGGTGCATTTGGAATAAATGGAGTTAGTTCAGATCTTAAATATTGGGAAAATAATAATGCTGTTGATAAAATGTCATATCCATCCGGTGTTGGAAATTATAATCCAAATACTGGTGGTGTTACACTTTCAACTGATTATGGGTTAGGAACAGGTGATATGCACCTTGCAACTACCATGCTACCTTTTGCAGACATACCTCTTAGAAGTGTGTACTTTGATTCTGACTTAATTGGATTCGAATCATACCTTGGACCTGGAATTGATGGTTCTCATACTAATAACAGTATAATAAGGCCCTTTCTCGATGGGATAGGTTTCGTTCCTCCATATGAACTCTTCGGAGCAACAACAGAAAATATTAGTGGAAGTCTTGCTGCACTATTACCGACACAAAAAATTATAATAAGAACGCCCAGTCCAAATAAAAATCAACAAGAAGCCGATTTTAAACTCGGAGATTTGTTTTATCCTGCGGGAGACTTGAAATTCTTTGGCGCGTCCGGAACTACTTTTAGTGAAAGATTGCTTGGTATTATGGGAAATACCGAAAGTGCATTTTTGTATAGAAATATAGTAAAGGGAATATGCGGATCTACTGGATTAAACGGAGGTCTTCGTGGTACGGAAGGATCTCTAAATATAGAAGGAACGGGCTACTTGGCCGGAGTCATTCGAAGAAGCGGGCCCTTGGGTATTGAGACTTTCTATGGTTTCGATTCTAGACACCTTAATGATGATGATACCAATACAGTACATTCTAGTAGTTTTAATGGAAAAACCGATTGTCCAAATTTAAATTACAACGACAGAAATTCACCGTTCACACCGTTTTTTATGGATGTAAGAAAAACATTCGAAAAAGCAAAGGAACAATATAATTTAACGGGTCTTAATAGACCGAGTAAAGTCGAAGACCTAGTGTTTAGTCCAGCAGACAGTAAATCAATATCTTCATATAATACTACCCAATATATTCTCAAACAATATCCTAGTTTTAATCAATCGAGTTTAGGTGTATTTTTCTATGAATCAAATGGGAACGGACTTCCTTTACCAACTAGTTCTGAAGGTGGACTTGCGCTAAATGAACTAATTTTTTCGATAAATGGATGGCCATCAAACCGATACGATACGGGTGAAGGTTTTTACGACAGCAATGGAACTCCAGTACCTACCAATCAGGCTGTGCCGCAGAATCTTAAAAATGATTATGCATCATACGCTTTAGAGCAAAATTTTCTTGAGTATAAGAAAAGAGCGGCCGCTCTTATGTGGGGTGTTGACATATATGGATCCACACTATCCAACGAATCGGGAAAGCCTGGATATCAAATTCACAGTGAGAGAGACAATGGGTTACACCGTTTTTGGGGATGTACATGCGCTCAACTCCCTGATTTTATAAGAACAGTATTTGAAGCAGGAAGAACAAGCGGAGGCATTCCTATAAGTTCTTTATTTTCCGATGCACAAAATGTAGAACAATTTAATGAAAGCGGGTATACCCCGATCAGGTGTATTGAATTTGGACCTAACGAAACGACTGCGCAAGTAACAGCAGAAGGAAGTACCTATTGTGCATTTATAGGATTTGAAGATCGTTTTGAAGAATTATATCTAGATTATAGAGATACAAACGGTTTAATGATGGGTGGAACTGCACAGGAATTCGGATCGAATTCAAACCAAGTGCCGAGTAGTTTGCGAAATACTGATTTTCTAGGAAGATCTATAGATTGGTTGACGGGTGCAACAAAAGATACACATCCTGGCTATGCAAGAGGCGGAACTTTTGCAAACATGTATACTCCATATAGGGCAAACGAACAAGTTTGGCCAAACTTCAGAGTTCCTTACATATATGTTGGGGGATATGGTTATGGATTTAATCTAGTTCCTTATCTTTATGTGAATCCAAATACAGGAGAAACTCGACCTGATTACCCATGTGGTATGTCAATAAAATTCGAAGCACTACCGGGAGACGATTAATGCCAATTGCTCAATTTAATTTTACTGATGTAGTTTCAGTTCCTCACATGACAAGAATAAATTACAGAACTGCGGCAAATAGAGTGTTTGTCGGGGAAAGTGCAGATAATCCTGAGCAAGTAGAAACTCCTGAAGAGTTGGAAAGTTTTTATTCTAATGGTAGACTATTTGGAATGCAAGATGTTGGAGATTATCTAAAATATAGTTCCAGAATGATAGACTATTACACATTGTCTAAACCAGTGAGTTTTTATACTCAAGTCGCTGTCATAGGTCCAGACTATTTACCCGATGTGGATGGGGATCAGCCTTCTTGGTGGATATACAAGTTTAATGCTTATAGATATGAACTTCCTGTATTTAAGCATCGATTACATTACGAGACTAATATTCAGGGTTCTGATTTTATAGGAGTAACTAGCGGATCAGAATCAGGGGTGGATTGGAGTAAGGCATACACGACAGGTATGACATTATTCATAAAAGAAATACTTTCTGGGCCCAGCGATGGTGCTGGTGGCGGATCTGATGATTTTACTGATCCAAACGCAAATCGAAATGCAAATCAAATAAATAATAATGGATTTGTTAACACAGATTTAACTTTAGAAGAATCTTTTTTGGCTACATCAGCAAATGAATTTGAATTCCCGGCGGCCGGTGAAAAGTATTTTCATAGGTGGGACGGAGATGATTATTTGATTCCCACTAAAATTTCCGTAGATGCATCTGGTTGTATATCCAGAACCATATTAGATGGTAAATTCAAATCTCCGGCCGGACAATCTAGAGGGGTTATTAAAAAAGCAGAATATATTCAACCTAGCCCAACAAATGAAAGGTTAGAAAATTTATACAACAATAGAATTAATTTTGTTAAATATGAAGATGATCTAGAAGAGTATATTCTTTTTGGGGATAAAACCAGAAAAGAAGAAACATCAACATTTTCTAGAATTAATGTAAGTCTTCTTTTTGTGAAATTAAAAAAACTTATAGGAAAAGCGATTCGTGATGTTCTATTCGATCAGAATGACTCGACAACTAGATCTAAAGTTTCAACAGCGATAAATCAACTTCTAAGAAAAATAAAAGCAGATGGTGGTATATCCGAGTATCAGATTACATGCGACGAATCTAATAATACTCCAGATATCATTGATTCCAATCAATTAATCGTGGATGTTTCAGTGAAACCAACAAAATCCATCAACTTCATAAAGATTCGGTTCACAAATACCGAAAACATATAAATGCTAAATACAGCAGATAGAGTTTATTCTCAAGGAGATAAAAATGGCTAGACCGAATGTAACAGTTATTGTCAACGATGACTCATTCGTGATTAGTGGTACAGAATCAGGAGGAGCGCATAGAGCAGGCTACCTCTGCGCTCAAGGTGCCACCCTTATTGATGCTGTAGGATATACCGCTGACAGAACAAATCAATTTATGGTTGTAGATAACATCAACGACTGGTTCGGACGACTTAAGTCAGCCGCAGGAACTGGTTATTCTGCTGTTTATGGCACATCAGCTTCTGTTGGTAACGATCAGGGACCCTTCGGAGGATATTCTGGAGGTGAAACTGCCGGTGGTAACCGATTCGCGGGTGGAACATTCGAAAGATGGCCAAACGGACCAACTGGTGAATGGGAACAAGACTGGTGGAATGTTCACAACTACCTGCAATATGGTGGTGTCGCAGTAGTCTTTGGTGGTACTGGACCAGGTATTCTTCCAGCAAAGGTGAAAGCATCGGATAAACTCGCAACAATCGACTCCCTCTTTGGACCAACCGATGCCAATAATGAAATTGCAACAGTAGTTGGACTCAGAAATGATTGTGTTGGAATCGTAGGTATTTCATCCGACACTACACCGGCATCTGCGGCAGTTATTCCCGGTACAAGCGAGAACATCATACATGTTTATGGTGAGAAAAAGCACAGAAACATCAACAGAGTTACAGAAGACTTCTTAGTCGATTCCGATCTCATCACAAGTCCACTTACATGTGATGTCGCCGGATGCCTCGCAAGAACAGATAGACTTGCACATCAATGGTTCTCACCAGCAGGTGCAAGAAGAGGACAGATTCTTGATGTTGTGAAGTTAGCAAAAGAACTAACCGACAGCGAACAAGATACTCTATACGCCGCAAAAATTAATCCAGTGGTAAGTTTTGCTGGAGAAGGAACTATGTTGTTCGGTGACAAGACAGGTGCAGTTGCAACAAGCACATTAAGCAGAATTAATGTTGCAAGACTGTTTGTGTACCTCAAGAATATCATTGGTAGAGCCGCTCGAACAATTCTCTTCGAACTAAATGACAGTACAACTCGTAACTTGTTCATTAATGCAGTGACTCCAGTTCTAAGAAACATTCAAGGAGGACGGGGTATTACAGACTTCAGAGTTATATGTGACGAAACAAATAACACAGCAGATGTCATAGACTCGAATCAGTTTATTGCTGATATTTTCATCAAACCAACTAAGTCTGTTAACTTCGTCAGAATTCGTTTCACTAACAAATCGGAGTCAGCCGATCTAGGTTGATCTCAGGAGGTAACTACTAATGGCTAATAATAGCATTAACACATTTAAAACCAATTTCTTTGGGGGAACAAGACCCAATCGATTTGATATTATAGCAAAATTACCTGATGGTACTGCACTTGATGTTTTTCATGCATATGCTTTCAATCTGCCAGAGATTGCAATAGGAGAAATTCCTGTAAACTATAGGGGTAGAACCGTTTATGTTCCCGGTGATAGAGATTACATGCCATGGAATATAACAATTCTTGATGATAGGAATTCAGAAATATATGATGCTCTTCAAGATTGGCAAAATAAAATTAACAATCATGAAACAAATGATGCAACTAGTGGTTTCGACACAGGTAATCGAGGAAACTGGACAATTCAACACCTAGATCAATCTGGTCCAAATCCATTTCCTATTAAAGAATTTGAACTTGTTGGTTGCTGGTTAACAGGTATCGGTCCGGTTCAATTGAACGCAGCCGAGAAAAACGCTCTGTTAACATTTAATGCAACCATCAGATATGATTACATCAAGTACACTCCGGGAATTGTCGGTGCGGACTCGATCGCTGCTCAAACATTTAGTTGATTTAAAACTTTTTTTATGAAATACTTTAGGAGTAATGTGAATGGCAATTGATATTTTTGGTTTTACAATCGGGCGTAAGAAAGACATCGGGAAAACCATTCTGGACCCACTAGACCTGGGTATCCAGAATGATCCCGAGTCTTTCGTTGCACCCGAAACATATGATGGAACTTATACATTTGAAGCGGGCGGTGTTTTCGGAACTTCCGTAGACTTTGCCGGACAAGTTAAAAACGAAAACGCACTGATACAGCAATATAGAGGAATGTCTCTCTATCCAGAGGTCGATCAAGCAATCGAAGATATTATAAATGAATCTGTTGTGCCAGGATCTGATTTTCACCCAGTAAAATTAAATCTAGACGAACTTAAAGTTTCCGAGATAATTAAAAATAAAATACATAAAGAATTTAGTAATCTTGTAAAACTTTTAGATTTTAATTTTAGAGCGCATGATATTTATAGAAGATGGTATATCGATAGTAAACTTTACTACCATATAATTATTGATGACAAACATCCAGAAAAAGGTATTGTCGAACTTCGACCTATTGATCCAACAAAGATTAAACGAATTAGAAATGTTAAAAAGAAACCCAAAGAAGGGGCTCTTTCAGCAAATCCCACATCAAAACTGGATATTATAGAAAAGGTAGATGAATATTTTATCTACACCAACACAGATCAAAATACACTTTACCAAACCAACAGGGCTGGTATAAGAATAACAACCGATTCTATCTGCTATGTTCATTCTGGTATGATTGATGGTAACACAAAACAAGCAATTGGTTATCTTCACAAAGCAATTAGACCACTTAATATGCTTCGTCAAATAGAAGATGCTGTAGTAATTTATCGAATATCTAGGGCCCCCGAACGAAGAATCTTTTATATTGATGTTGGTAATCTTCCGAAACAAAAAGCGGAACAATATCTACGAGAGTTGATGAATCGATATAGAACAAAAGTTATTTACGACAAAGCAACCGGAACTGTTAAAGATGACAGAGATCATTTGTCAATGTTGGAAGATTATTGGCTACCAAGACGAGAAGGTGGTAGAGGAACTGAAATTCAAACACTCCCCGGTGGACAAAACTTAGGACAAATGGATGATGTCGAGTATCTTCAAAAGAAACTCTATAGATCTTTGAATGTTCCTGTCAGTAGATTAGAGACTGATAACGGTTTTAACATGGGTAAGTCTTCAGAAATTACACGAGATGAAGTCAAATTTCAGAAATTTATTCAAAGACTTCAGGTTAGATTTCAAAAGATGTTCATGAGTCTTCTAAGAACTCAGTTGATACTCAAGGGTATCGTTACCCCCCAAGATTGGCAAATTATTAATGATGATATAAGAGTGGTATTCAATAGAGATACTTACTTCGACGAACTTAAGGAAAATGAAATATTGTCCGAAAGGCTGAATATGCTAAATAATGTACAGCCATTTGTTGGACAATTCTTTTCTGAGGATTATGTCAGAAAGAATATTCTAAAAATGACTGATGAAGAGATAGAAGATCTTCAGAACGAGTTAGATCAACAACCAGCAGAACCGCAAATGGTGGATCAAGAACCACCTCAACCAACGGAGTAAGAAATGAAAAACCTTTCACCCATGATAAACTCAGCAATCGAAGAAGACAAAGAAGGCTTCCTCGATAGTTTTGTTAAGGAATTCGTTGACAGAGTTAATGAAAAAGTCTCTGTTATGCACGACGGAATCCGAAAAAATGTATTACAACCAGAGGGTGTCTGGAATAAACCAGAAGAAGTCGAAGAAACTGTAGACGAAAGCAATGAAGTTCTTTCTAATAGATGGGAAAGAATAAAAAGCGAAGTTAACGATTACAGATTCAATTCCGTTGATGAAGCAAAGAAAGCAAAGAAGAATCTCATGGATAAGGGGATGTGCGAATCTTGCGTCAAGCAAATTGGAAATAGACTCTATCTTGAATCTGTTGATCACGAAGATATGGTCTCAGTTGTATATGATACTTTAGTAGAAAGCGTAGATATCTACATTCCATTCTTTGAACTCGGAAATGATCTACAAGAAGCAATCGAAAACGGTTCGGTTGAAATGGTTCTTGATGACGGAACAGAAGTCACAATCGAAAGCGAAATGGCTGAAAATATTGCAAAGGTTCATGATTCACTTGCAAGAGATAATCAAATTTCCTTCCGAGATGAAATTACTCTTAACGAAGAATCATTCGAAAGAATGATAAACTTTGTCAATAAAGCAATTCAGAAACTCGACGAAGGAGAAGAATCCCAATGAATTACGCATCAGAAATACTAAAAAATATATTTGATGATAACGCAAAAGCAGTTATTGATACCGTAGATCAAGCACTTTCTGATAAAGTAAATGATCAAATGGACGAAATGAAAAAGGGATTAATTGATTCCGTTTACGAGAATGACTTCTCCTACATGCTAGAAAAGAAAAAAGATAAAAAGCATGAAGAAGAGGAAGATGATACAGAAGAGGAAGATGATACAGAAGAAGGAAGTGAAGAAGGTGACGACAAAGATGGTGATGGAGACGGTGATTTTGCAGACATCATGATGACTAGAATGAAGAGAAGCGGAATGAGTAAAAAAGAAGCCCTTAGAAAAACAAGGAAGCACAACAAATGAAACTCATTACTGAAATGAACGAAGATGTTCGCTTGGTAACAGAAAAAACCGAAGATGGTAAAAAGAATTACTACATCGAAGGTATTTTTATGCAAGCAGAACAAAAAAATAGAAACGGTAGAATTTACCCATATTCAATTCTAGAAAAAGAAGTCAAAAGATATCACTGTGACTTAGTTGAAAAGAAAAGGGCTTTGGGTGAATTAAACCACCCACAAGGTCCAACTGTTAACTTAGATAGAGTTTCTCATATGATCACTGAATTAAATTTCAGAGGTAATGATTGTTACGGAAAAGCAAAAGTAATGGAAACTCCTATGGGTAAAATCGTAAAGAGTTTAATCGATGAGGGCGCTCAATTAGGAGTTTCCTCTAGAGGTATGGGATCGCTCAAAGACAGAGGTGGAATTAATGAAGTCCAACAAGACTTTATGTTATCCGCAGTTGACATTGTAGCAGATCCTTCCGCTCCAAGTGCCTTTGTTAATGGTATTATGGAAGGTGCAGAGTGGGTATGGGACAATGGACTACTTAAAGAAAAGAAAATTGCGGAATACCAAAAAGAGATTCAAAGAGCATCCAAAAAAGAATTAGAAGAAAAGACCATCAATATCTTTAATAAGTTTATTAGTGGTCTGAATGGGTAGCGTAGACGGTTTAGATTTAGAAATTACAAGAAATATAAATATCCTAGAAACCTCCGGAGGTTAAAGAAAATGGAATCGAATAACACATTAAACACATCAAGCGTAGAGAGCGATGCTCTTTACCAAGATACAAGCGGAAAAGGCGCCAAGATTGCAACAGCCGTTGCAGGTGACGGAACCGCAGATCAGAACCGAGGGTCTATTGCACCTAAACCTTCTGACGCTTCAGCAGAAATTCAAACACCAGAACAAGTAGTTGCTCCAGTTCCTTTCAAGGAACATATTGAGTCACTCTTCAGTGGTGAAGATCTCTCTGAAGAATTCAAGGACAAAGCCGAAGTTATCTTTGAAGCCGCTGTAGGTGAAAGAGTTTCTCTTATTGAAGAAGAACTCCGTTCAGCAGTTGAAGAGTCCTTCGAAACTGAACTTGAAACCTTCAAGGAAGAACTAACCGAACGAATCGACGACTATCTCAACTATGTCGTCGAAGAGTGGGTTAAAGAGAATGAAGTTGCCGTTGATAAGGGTCTTCGCACTGAAGTAGCCGAATCATTCATCGGTGGACTCAAGACTCTATTCGAATCAAACTTCATCGACATTCCCGACGAAAAGGTTGATGTCCTCGAAGAAATGATTAAAGAAAACGAAGAAATGACAGACACACTCAACGAAGCAATTAATGCTAACATTGAGTTAAACAGTCTTGTCGAGAATTACCGAAAGTCTGAACTCTTCGGTGATGTTGCCAACGATCTTAGCGATGTTCAAATCGATAAGTTTGGCAAAATGGTCGAAGACCTTGATTTCGAGGATGAAGAGTCATTCACAAATAAACTCAACATCCTGAAGGAAAGTTACTTCGGAAATTCAACACCAACAGTAGCATCAACAGAAACAGAAGAAGTTGCTTCTAACGCTAAAGTTTTAAACGAAAACACAGACAGTCCAATCGGTCAATATGTCGAAGCGTTAAATAGACAAGCAAAAAGCAGAGAACTTTACGAATCTTGAAAAACTAAAATAAGGCTAACGCCAGAGATCAAAGGAGATCCAAAATGTCATCTGAATTCGAAAATTACGGTACACAGCCCTACGATCAACTCGTAGAAAAGTGGAACCCAGTACTAGATCACGACTCGTTCGACACAATCGGCGATTCATACAAGAAAAAAGTCACCGCAGTTCTTCTTGAGAACCAAGAAACTGCCATGAAGCAGCAGTACCTCGCTGAGGCCCCCACCAACTCACTCGGTGGTGGATTTAGCGTAACCCAGGCTGCTAATCAAGCAGGTAGCATTGCTGGTTACGACCCAGTGCTTATCAGCCTGATCCGTCGTTCAATGCCTAACCTTATGGCATACGACATCTGTGGTGTTCAGCCAATGAGCGCACCAACAGGACTCATCTTTGCGATGAAGAGCAAGTATGATTCACAAGGATCGTCGCAGGAAGCACTCTTCCAAGAAGCATTCGCCAAGTTCTCAGGTAAGGGTGGTACAACTGCGGGTGCAGCCGAAAACGCCGGTAGTGGTGTTACATTCGTCAGCGACACCCCCGGTGTAACTCTCACCGCTGGTGAGTTTGCTCGTGCTGCTGTCTTCGGTACTGACTTCCAAGGTATTAGTGCTGCTAATGCTGAAGGACTCGGCGGTGCCGGTGGTTCTTTCAACCAGATGGCATTCTCCATCGAAAGAGTTTCTGTTGAAGCAAGAACTCGGGCCCTCAAGGCTGAGTACAGTACTGAACTCGCTCAGGATCTCAAGGCTGTTCACGGACTCGATGCCGAAACAGAACTTGCTAACATCCTTAGCACTGAGATTCTGTCTGAAATCAACCGAGAGATCATCAGAAATGTCTACTTCAATGCTGAAATCGGTTGTACCCAAACTGACCTTGCCGCAGCAGGTGCTGCTGATGGTGCAGTCTCCGGTATGTACGACCTCCAAGTTGACTCCGATGGTAGATGGTCAGCAGAACGCTTCCGTGGACTTATGTTCCAAATTGAGCGTGAATGCAACCAGATCGCCAAGGAAACTCGTCGCGGTAAGGGTAACTTCATCATCGTCTCTGCCGATGTTGCTTCAGCCCTCGCAATGGGTGGATTCCTCAACATCTCACCCGCTCTCAACCAGAGCCTAGATGTTGATGATACTGGTAACACCTTCGCTGGTCTTCTCAACGGTAAGATCCGCGTCTATGTTGATCCTTATGTCGCCACTGGACAAAACCATGTCTGTGTCGGTTACAAGGGTACATCCCCATATGACGCCGGACTCTTCTACTGCCCGTATGTCCCACTCCAGATGGTGCGTGCGGTTGGTGAGAACACCTTCCAGCCGAAGATCGGATTCAAGACTCGATACGGAGTCGTAAGCAATCCGTTCGCAACTAACACCGACATTCTTACTGCCGGTGGTAACCAGTACTACAGACTCTTCGTTGTCAAGAACCTTCACGGTAACGGTTCCAACTGATAACACAAAAATAGAAGATCTGAACGAAGCGAGGGGGAGTTTTACTCCCCCTCGTTTTTTGTTATACATAATAGTATACTGGAGTTAATCATGTCTGATTCTGATATCACCCGCGAAATTCCGGAAATGCCGGACATTCAATATAAGTCATATGGTGTAACATATGATGGTAAGACAGAAAACAATTATCTTGGTAGGAATTATTTCCAACTGGAAATACCTAGAGTTCCTAACTTTCAAAGATTTGTTCAGAGTGTTACTCTTCCTCAGTTTTCTTTTAGTGAATTGACTCAACCAACAACTTTAGGTTTAGCACCTGCATTTCCGGGAAGTGGTTATGAATTTTCCCCTCTTATTGTAGGATTTGGTATTGATGAAAGATTTTTGGGTTATCAGGAGTTGTTTAGGTGGATGGAATCTATGGCGTTCCTAACAGATACGACCAATTTACCCAGAGAGTCTCATACATCTGACATTACCATTTCAGTTAAAAACAGTGCATATCAGGAAAAAGTCAGAATTGTTTTTGTGGATGCCTTTCCTACAGTGTTAAGTCCTCTAGAGTTTACTTCACTCGAACCTTCAGCATCCCCTTTATTGGGATCAGTGACATTTAATTATTCTAATTTTGAAATTGTGCAATCAGGAGTATAGCATGAATCTAAGTGATTATCGACAGATGGTAGAAGTCGATCTTAATATTAATGAAACAGAACTTGACACAGAATCTCTCAGAACCCCCCAATTACATTCAAAATATTTAAATTTCCTTTCCGACGAAAAACTAATACTCTCTAAATTAGAGAGTGAGTATAAGATCACTAAAAAGTATAGGTGGCTTTACTATACCGGAAAATTATCAGAAGAAGAACTCTCTGAATTTGAGTGGGAACCTTTTGAACTTTCAATTCTAAAAACCGATATTGATAAGTTCATGGAATCAGATGAAGATATACAAAAAATTTATAATAGAATTCAGTACAGAAGAACAGTGGTTGATTATTTAGATAGCATTATTAAGGTAATTTCCAATCGACAGTGGAACATTCGTTCAGCAATTGATTGGCTTAAATTTACAAACGGTCAATGAGTGATTTTAAAATAAAACAAATAGATGCAGTAAACCTTAAAGTTGATTGTGATAAAGGGTTTGCAAAGGAACTGAGCGAATACTTTACATTCATGGTTCCAAATTACCAATATACCCCTGCATACAAGAACAAATACTGGGACGGTAAAATACGCCTGTTTAATATTTTCAATCGCACAATTTATGCGGGACTTTCATCTCATGTAAAGAAGTTTTGCGAAGATAGAAATTATCCTTATGTTTTGGATTTACATAAAGAAGAAAAACAACCATGCGATGATATCGATACATTTCTTTCTAAACTAAGCATAAGCAATGGTAAAGATCCGATCACATTACACGATCATCAAGTAAAGGCTATTCGTGAAGCATTACTGAACAGAAGGTGTCTTCTATTATCTCCTACCGGAAGCGGCAAGTCTCTTATCATTTATTGCCTTCTAAGGTATTATCTTTCTTGTTTTCCAGAAGATAAAAAGTTCTTAGTGATCGTTCCAACAACCGGACTTGCTTCTCAGATGAAGTCTGACTTTTTAGAATACTCAGTCAATGATAACTCTTTTAATGAAGAAGACATTCACATGATCTTTTCCGGTAAGGAGAAAGAAACCAAAAGAAGAGTGGTGGTATCTACATGGCAAAGTTTGTACAAGATGCCCGAATCATATTTTGATGATGTTGCAGGGGTATTTGGTGACGAGTGTCACTTATATAAAGCAAAGTCGCTGGTAGAACTCCTTACTAAAATAAAAAATGCCTATGTTCGTATCGGGACAACTGGTACTTTGGACAATACGAAAACACACAAACTTATGATTGAGGGTTTGTTTGGACCTACCATAAAGGTAACATCTACCGTAAAACTAATGGAACAGAAGATTCTTTCTCAACTTAAAATTAGTTGCATTACTCTAAAGTATGACGAGGAAGACTGTAAGGAAGTTAAAAGAGCGAAGTATCAAGAAGAAGTTGATTGGCTTGTATCCTCGGAGAAAAGAAACAAGTTCATTATTGATTTAGCAACTAAATTGAAAGGAAACACTCTTCTACTGTTCAATTTCGTGGAGAAACACGGCAAACCTCTCTACGAGTCTCTGAGGGACTCCTCGGACAACCCTGTGTACTTTATCCACGGTAATAAAGATGTTGAAGAAAGAGAAATGATCCGAAAGATTATAGACACTGAAGAGAATTCTATTTTAGTTGCTTCATATGGGACATGTTCAACTGGTATAAATATAAGGAACATCCACAACATCATTTTTGCTTTTCCTTCTAAGTCTGTAATCAGAGTACTTCAATCTATAGGAAGAGGTCTAAGAACTTCTTCCACAAAAGATATTGCAAAACTATACGATATCGGTGATGATCTTCAGTATAAAAGTTACAAAAACCATACTCTGAAACATTTAGAAGAAAGAATTAAAATATATACTAATGAAGGTTTTAATTATGAGTCAATTGCCATACCGATTCGGAGAGAATAACATGAAGACTTCTTATAGAATCATTAAACTAAGTAGCGGCGAAGAAATAATAGGAAATATAAAAGGTCGAGAAAAGGACAAGATTTTAATTGATCGTCCAATGATATTTAAAACTCAAACTATGATGAACACTATGGTGTCTCAAAAGGAAGTAGTATTCTTAAGAGACTGGATGTCATACACTAACGATGTTCAAGCAAAAATTAAAGAATCTCATATCACCTCTATTTTTACACCAGATCAATTAGTCGTGACCATGTATGATAAAGCAAAGCATGATCTAGATGTTCAGCCTCACAAACCAGGCAAAGTAACTAAAATGGACCCAGATGCGATGAATCAAAAAAGTCTGGAAGACACCATAAAGCAAATGTTTAAATTTCCACCAACTAACAATAATGACATTTTTAATGAACTGGATGCTTTAGAAGAAAAATTAGAAGCATTCGACTCAAACGAATTAAATAATCCTGAGCCTAATGGTAAAGATAGAATCTATCTGAATATGGATTTATCGTATGATGATTTGAAAGGTTTGTTCGAAGATGGTATAATTTCTTCGAAGATCTTCGATATGCTTGAAGAAATGTATTATGGACCTAACAATAAAATGAACAGTGAAGAAATTAGCGATGAATCAACTATTGAAGACAAAGATAATCCAGAATATGGTAATAGGTGGACTGATTGGGATAATGATTTATCTAACGAAGACTATAAGTAAGCTTAGTTAACTTATTACTCCTTTTCTCTCTCCACACAGAGATTATAATCGTGAACAAAAAACTGTCAAGTAAAAACTTGACAAAATCTTTTTAGGATGTAAAATTCGTATATGAAAAAACCCACGCACTATATTGATAACACTAAATTTTATGAAAGTATGACAGACTGGATTAAGGGTGTTCGTGAAGCACAAAACGCAGACGAAAAGAATCCTCCAATAACAAACTATATTGGAGAATGCTTTATGAGCATTGCTGAAAACTTATCGAAGAAAGGTAACTTTATCAAGTATCCTTTTCGAGACGATATGATAAGTGATGCGATAGAAAACTGTGTAATGTACGCACACAACTTTGATCCAGATAAATCTAAGAATCCATTTTCTTACTTTACTCAAATTACTTACTTTGCCTTTCTTCGAAGAATAGAAAAGGAAAAGAAGCAAATGTATATTAAGTATAAACTGATGGAGCAACATCCAGACTCCACTTTATCTTGGTATAAAGAAAACTATTTTGAGAAAAAGAAAGAAGAAAATATTGATGATGCACTGAAAAAGGAATTTGAACTAACAGATAAAGATATTGAAAAATTTGGATCTAGTTCAAAGAAAAAAGGTAAGAAATGAAAATAGGTGTTTTGAATGATTCGCACTTTGGTGCTAGAAACGATTCTGGATTGTTTCTAGATTATTTTATTTCATTTTATGAAAATGTATTTTTTCCATATATCAAAAAAAATGAAATAAAAGAAGTGATTCATTTGGGTGATTTTTTTGATCGCAGAAAATATATTAATTTTAGTACATTACAGAAAGTACGAAAAAGTATTTTAGATCCTTTACAGGAGATGGGTGTCACCATCAATCTTTCTTTGGGCAACCATGACACCTATTATAAAAATACTAACAAGGTAAATTCCCCTAAAGAACTTCTTTCTAATTACGATAACATCATTATTCATGAGTCTCCCGTAACATTAGACTATGAAGGATTGCTTGTTGGATTAATTCCTTGGATTAACAGTGAGAATAAAGACTCCACTTTAGATTTTCTTAAGTCTTGCAGATGCTCTATTATAGGAGGGCATTTTGAACTAGAAGGTTATGAAGTTATGCGAGGTATGAATTTTAATGGAGGAATGTCTGATAAACCGCTGAGACGGTTTGAAAAAGTTTTGAGCGGACACTTTCATACAAAAAGTCAAAAGAACAATGTTCATTATCTTGGGACACAATACCAAATTACATTTAGCGATCTTCATGACATGAAAGGTTTTCATGTTCTTGACAGCGAAACCAGAGATCTTGAATTTGTAGAGAACCCAGATAAGATGTTCTATTCATACATCTATGACGACATGGATAAGAAAGCACTCAAAGATCTTCAATCAGAATTAACTGATAAACTGAAAAATAGATATGTTAAAATTATTGTAGAGAATAAAACCAAGTCAAGTTTGTTTGAATCTTTCATTGATGCTTTATATGAACTAGATGTTGCTGACATTTCTGTGATCGAAGACTTTTCTGCGGACTTAGATCAAGAAGAAAAAGTTGATCTTGCACAAGATACATTAACAATTATAAGCACAGAAATTGATTTAATCGAAACTGATTTGAATAAAGATTCGTTAAAAAGAATAATGAAAACCCTTTACATGGAGAGTATAACAAATGAAGAGTGAAGAAATATCTGTCACCGAAGAAGAAATTCCAGAATCTGCAAAGGTAGATACTGATTCGTCTGACAAAGTTGAAAGAATTAAAAAGGCTGCAAGTGCGTATCGAATGGAATCTTCAATCCACGGAGTGAAGAGCGGAACAACTAAAATTGTTCCAAACAAAGAAAACTTTGCAAGTTCTGTTCGTCTCACGGTTAACCCGACTGGGTTATCTCAAGTAGTAACCGAAAAAGAAATTAAAAGAGGAGATCTTTTAGAAGAATGCTACTACTATGTCATGGAGTCTCGCAGGGATGACATGTTTATGGCATTACGAGATAAGGTTGCAGCATATCTCATGTGGACTTTACCCGAAGATGATGCTGTTTATAAGTCAGATGAAGTTGGTAACCATGTAATTTTACCTCTCGGTAATGCTCTTGCATATGGTCCCTCAGCAACACCAAACGCTTATGTTCAGTTTGACTCAATGATGCGAGTACTTAGAATTTATGCACTCCGAGATCTAGATCGAGGAGAAGTAGTTACTATTGGATATCCAAAAAATGGAATAGGACCTTCAGGGATAACTCCAAAGGAATATTATGACTTGACAGGGGATACGATTAAGAGTAAACTTGGAACAGCAAATGCATCTGGTAAGAAAGGTGGTTGTTCCTCATGTCAACAAAAAAAGTTTCGTTCGAGAATAGAGGAAAAGAATGATAACATTCAAGAAACTTAAATTTAAAAATTTTGGTTCTTTTGGTAATTACTTCACAGAAGTAGATTTTACAAAAAATGAGTCGATATTAGTATCTGGGTTGAATGGTCGAGGTAAGTCATTTGCTTACCTCGACTCAATCACCTTTGCTTTATACGGAAAACCATTTAGAAAAATTAATATACCTCAACTCGTAAATACAGTTAATGCTAAAAACTGTTTAGTGGAACTTGAGTTTTCTATCGGAACAAATAATTATTTTATTAAGAGAGGTCTTTCTCCTAAGATTTTTGAAATTCACAAGAACGGAAAACTTTTAGATCAAAATGCAAAGGCTAAAGATTATCAAGAATTTCTTGAATCACAGATAATTAAGATGAACTACAAGACATTCACTCAAGTGGTAATTCTTGGTAGATCATCTTTTGTTCCGTTCTTACAGTTGTCCCCAGCAGATAGAAGAAATATTATAGAAAATATTCTTGATATCAATGTGTTTTCAAACATGAATCAAATTGCAAAGGGAAAACTTTCCTTTGTTAAGGAGAAAATAAATGAGACGAACCGTAAAATTGAAAGTTTTGAAGAAAAAATCGAATACCAGAAGAAATTCATCGCTAAAATACAAGATCAAAAAAAGAGTTCGGAATCAAAGATCAAAGAAAACATAGAAAAGATAAACAAATCTATTTTTTCTAGCAGAGATACGATGAAAGAAATTCTATCATCTATGATTTCAGGTGACATTGAAACCGAAATAGAATCTCTCAAGGATAAAAAGGTTACTCTTCGAACAGAAGAAAAATCCTTTATCAATAAGATTGTTTCGTCTCAAAAGAGTGTTGATTTTTATGAGGATAATGAAAATTGTCCAGTATGTAAACAGTCAATTGATGTAACATTTAGAGAAAATAAAATAAGTAGTCTTTCAGAAGAACTAAAAGCACTGGAAAAAAACCTTGAAACTGCAAAAGATTCTTTAGGTAAGTGTGAAAAATTCCTTTCTTCCAGACTAGAAGATCATAGTAGCAATAAAAAATTAGAAGAAAAATATAACATCAATCTAACTATGATTGAAAGATATGAAAAAGAGTTGATTGATCTCCAGAAAGAGTTACAAAAACCCCACGAAGATGCAGATGAATTAGAAAAAGAAAACAAAAATTTAGAAGAACTTGAGATTAAAAAACAAACACTACAAGAATCTTTGTCTCAGTATGATATTGAAAAGATGGAATACTCTTCTTGCGTTTCTCTTTTAAAAGACAGTGGTATTAAATCTAAAATTATTAAGCATTATCTTCCGTTAATCAATAAAGTTATCAATACATTTTTAACAAATATGAATTTCTTCACCAAGTTTGAACTAAACGAAGAATTTGAAGAAACGATTAAAAGCAGGCATCGAGATAAATTTAGTTATATGAGTTTTAGTGAAGGTGAAAAATTAAGAATTGATCTTGCTTTGTTGTTTGCGTGGAGAGAAGTTGCCAAAGTAAAGAATAGTGCAAACTGCAATTTACTTATTCTTGATGAAATTTTTGATTCTTCGTTGGATGCATCTGGCACAGAAGAATTGATGAGAAATCTTTACTCACTCAAGAAGTCTGGAAGCGTTGTTGTAATTTCCCATAAGTTAGATCAAATGTCTGATAAGTTTGATAAAACAGTTGTCGTAGAGAAAAAGAACAATTTCAGTTCTCTTAAGAAAAAATGAGTCTATTCACAGAGACAGCAGAAGATTACTTAGAGATGATTGGTGATTGGACGGACTCCCTCCCTGCTCCCGTCGTAGAGGAGCATGAGGGGATCCTCGTCGTCCGCGACGATCTCATCGGTGGTGGATCGAAGATGCGATTTGCAGATCACCTGATCCAGTCACAACCCGAGATCAAGGAGTGGGTATATGGTAGTTCACCTGCCACTGGTTATGCTCAGATCTCACTTGCACATCTGTGTGGCAGGTATGATAAGAAGGCAGTGATCTTCATGGCAGATCGTGCTGTTGAAAAAAGACACTCTTATCAGTTGCAAGCAATCGAAGCAGGTGCTATAATGCACTGGGTTCCAAACGGAATGCTTAGTGTTACTGAAAAAAGGGCAAGAGATTATGTTGCAGAAGATCCAAAGCATCGCAGATTACTTCCTATTGGTTTTGACCATCCTACTGTTATCGCTTCCATCATTCGGGTTGCTCGTAGCATGGATGTATCTCCAGATGAAGTCTGGACGGTAGGATCAAGTGGAACACTCACCAGAGGACTACAACTCGCGTGGCCACGATCCTCCTTTCACTGCGTCCGTGTGGGACATAGCGGCGAGTACGGAAAGGCTAAGACCTACCAGTCGAAATACGCCTTCAACAAAGCAACCAAAGTGTTGCCCCCATTCCCGTCCGCACCAACCTACGACGCAAAAGCGTGGGAGTTTATCAAGGATCATGCGTCACCTGGCGCACTTTTTTGGAATGTAGGATCGTGAATATACCTTATCAGCGAAATGATCATGTCATTAACAGTGATATGAATTTAAATTTTGAAG